CTTTGTCAGTGAAGAACCCTTGTCTCAAAATAAACTTATTCGCAGCCATCTATAAGTGGTTTCACTGGAACATCTGTTCCTTGTACTGTATCGTTTATGTTAAACCCTTTGTCGTCGGGTGTTAATCTAAATATCGTATTTTTGAAAGGGTAGTGTGCTTGGTTGAAAAAAGGATAATCAACCCCTCTACCTTCTTGGTCAAAAAATCCGTAAGTGTAGATATCTCTCCATCTGAATTCTTGGTCTGTATTCGAATAAAAAGCATATGTGGGAACATTATCTACTTCGTCAACTTTGGCAGTTTCTATGTAATCAGAAAAAACTCGTAATGTAATTTGTGTGTGAGGATTATAATAATAACCAGCCGTATTTGGACTTGGGGAAGAAACAGTTTGAAAAACATCTTGGTTGTATCTTATTTTATGATAATATGGCGACACAACTCTTTCTGTTTGCTCATAATCATTCCATTCACAAAAATCACCGTCTATGATATCATCAATTTTAAGGGTTTGGTTATAATAAAATGTTTTGGTTGCACCATTTGTCTGTGTATAAGAATTTACTCCTATGTTCGAATTTGAAAGTATGTTATCATCACTCCACCACGAGTTATTAAATTTTGTTATGTTAAATAACCAACCTTGCTTCAATCCAACTCCATTTGTAGGTTTATTGAAGTATCCAGAGTATCCTCGATTTATAATCGTAAGAAACAGTTCAGTTACTGGCCTTTTTTGGTTGTCAATTAATTTACCTAAATCAATATCTCTTTTTGGTGTTAAAGTATAAACATTTGAACTTGTTTTTTGTGAAATTCTAGTTACCTGATTTGGTGTTATAGAACTCAATTCTAATTTTCTTTCTTCACCGAAAGGTAGTTTTTCGAAACCAGTCTTTGTTATTACAATATTGTCAACATCCTGTAATATCTTGTGTTTTCTAACATAATATTTGGATTTTGTTTCTATAGAGTTTTCAAAATTAATAACCCTTTTGAATGTCCCTTTAACATTATTATTTAAACTTGTACCCGTAAATCCTATGTCGTAGATATTGAATATGTATAACTCACTATCAAAAAGTCCGTTACCTAAAGAATAGACTTCAAATAGTGTTTCTTGTCTATAATTGTATACAGAATCATTGATAATTAATTCTACTGACTCTCCAACTGTAAGTCCGTGAGGACAAATACATTCAAAAGAAATAATTCCATTTCCGTTTTGAGTGCTTCTCTTAATTACAAAAGGTATACCTTGTTCCGCAATCCAATTAAATGAATTGTTGTTTAATACTGCAAACATTTGTTTTTTATAATCATTCTCGAATGCGTAAGATATGTTGTATGTCCAATTATACGTATAAGCACTTTTTGCATAGTAGTCTATGTGTCTATCAGCAACATCATTTCTGAAAAAGTCAAACTCATAATGTTGTGGATACCCTTTCCATACGTTGTTGAACAAAGAACTTTCAGGATTAACATAAAATAAATTATACTGAAACGGCAAATAATTTGTTGTTCCAGTAAAAACATTGGAATATAAGTAGCTTACTTTAAATGTAGGTCTGAATACTGTTGATTTTTGCCTTTCATCATCGAAAACTTGAGCCAAACTCACATTCGTACTTCTATCATACTCGACTAAGTTTTGACTTTGTTCTTCGAGAACAATAGACAATTGTTGGTCATCCGCAGGTGCAGATTTATATTGTTGTACACTTGGTATGATACTATAAAGGTTACTCATCTAAAGCATACTTAGTTTTAAATTTATCAAGAGCCGTCGCTCCTTGAATCAGTCCGAAATAAAAATGGAAAGGCGCTCCAACTAAAAACGTATTGTTTTCGGTACTTCTTACTCTATCGTATACACTACCAGCAACCAATGTAGAATCTCCTTGGACTTTGAAGATGTACCCACGTTTGTTTAGGTCATTAACAATTCCTTGCCCTTGATAATAGGTTGATGTTGTTCTGTCCAACGATTGATATCTTGATTGTCCAATTTGAGATTGGCTAGTTGCCCAGTTATTCAATTCTGTACCAAATATTGTTGATGAATTTTTCAATTCCCACTTATAGTAAGGTACTTCTTGTGATTTTATCCCATAACTATATGGTGTAAAATTAGATGTTGGTGTTGACCTGAAATCGATTCTACCTGGTGATAGAAAATCTTTGAACTGTAAATTTTGTGTTGTCGACGAAAAGAAAACTCCAATTGTAGGATTGCCCGAAATTGGGTTATCAATGATAACTGGGTCGTCCTGTGAGCCAGTTAAAAAATAATATTCGGGTGAAAACTTAATGACTCCTTCCTCCGAATTTATTGACATTAGTTGTGCCAAATCACCATCTATTCTTCTTTCAGGTCTGGTAAATAGTTGATTCATGTTGTTATCAGGGTCAAGGCCACCAACTAATCTTCGAATAAAATTTTCATCTGTGATTCTCGAAATAACAAATAAATTAATCAAGTCAGATGTGTCTGAGTAACTTGTTGGATTTAGTTCGTTCATAACGTATCCTCTCGTTGTGGGGTCAAAAGATATTTCCGAATAAAAAGAATCTTTCCACCCTAAATTCATAATAGTGGTTGGATACTGTAAGAGTCTTTCGTTCACAGGGTCTTGTAAACCAAACACACTTTTACCCACAAATTCGTTTGATGTATTATTATAAGGACTACTTCTGTAATAAAAATTATTAGTCTTTGAGTCAAAATATATCGTGTCTTTACAAAAGACAGGTGTTGATGGTTTATTTTGCCTATCATAAAAAACATCGACTTGGATAGGGTACGCATATAATGCTCCGTTAACCCAGTTGTTTACAAACGTTTGGGATAACACACCTCTACATAATCCATAGAAGAACCTAAACCTATACCCCCACTCACTCCAAGTTCTTAAATCTTTACCACTGAATAAATCGGTCAATGGTTTTTTCATGATTACATAACAACCGTTCTCAACAGAGTCTTGTTCTTCACAACCTGTTTTAACACCGAAAGTTGTACTGTTTCCACTATAACATCCTAAACTAACCATGTTTTCACAACTAAAAGTATCGAAAACATTCTGTGACGCAGTTTGGCCGAATATATCTGCACCAACTATTGTTGCGCCAGGGCCATATCCTCTTGTACTTAAGTTATCCTCATCTGTATTAATTTCATATATGGAAAATCCAATGTTTTGTTGTAACAAACTCGGATTGTATTCCCAACTACTACCATCTAAATAGTCGGATGATGGTAACCTATCAGTTCTCATTACGTTTGTTATTTTAGAACTAATGCTCATTGGGTTGGCCGTTAGGCTAGGTAATAGAGAAGAAGTGAAATAAGAAATTGTTGTGTTACTCGGGCTATCTCCCGCAACAACATAGTAATACGCACCTCCTGATAAGTCTTCGGATAATCCATAGGTTGCAGGGCTATTTTGAATATTGTACGCGGCATTAGCCGAAGATGAAATAACCTCTGTCACGGAATTTCTGTTCACTCTATTCCATATTGCCGGATATCCTGCAGGGTATGTCTTTGTAGAATCTAACGCACTATAGTATCCTACTGTACTTGTTGTGAAACTAGAAAAGCCATCACCACCTCTAAAGAAATGTGATGGATAAAATATATTAGATTGATTATTAAATAATTGTACTGATGCCGAATTTGTTGGTAGTTTTTGAATTGGAATGTTCAATCTAGTTTGACCAGTAACAACAATAGCATCTTCTGTAGGGTATCCAAATATTTTACCCAATCCGTACTTGTTAGTGTACTTAGGAGAATATGGGTCTACTCCTCTTTGTAAAATTAATATATATTGACTATCGAATGAATCAAAAAGGTCCCTAAACCTGTAGGGAGGAAATGCCGGTTGGCTTTGCCAAAACCTTAATCCCGCAAAACCTTTAACATTTTCATTTGCCTGTACAACAATTGTAGAATTTAAAATATCGGGAAGATAAGAATTGTTGGTCTCTTGCCAAATTTTTGATGCGTCAGAAATTGTTATTGCTGTAATAACTTGATAATACTCAACGTCTGATGGAAATTTATAGTTATTAATTGTAGACCCTGTATTCAAATTATATGTTACAATTCCATTAGTTGTTTGAGATATTGCATATTCTACATTATAGGTTGAATTTCCTGGATTGAGTGGAGTACCTCTAATTCCGCTGATTGTGTTATTTGTTGTTGAATCCCCCGTATATTTGTAATTTACATCATTAGTCAATAAAGGGTCAACAAAGGTCAGTAATGTTCCAGATTCAATAGGACTTTGTGTTATTATGGTGATTGTATTGTCGAAGTGATTAGTGGAGTTATTTGGTGCGTCAAAGGTTACTTTGATTTTATTTATTCCTTCAAAATAACTTTTTCTCAAGTTAAAGATGTTAATTCTTTCAGGAAGTGGTAAGTTGTTTGAATAGTAGAAAAAATCATTAAGAGATGAAGTATATATCAACTTTTCACTTTTCATCGTCTTATAAATGGTCAGATTATTTTCACTATCTAAATTTGTTGCAATAACTTGTGAAAATGCTGTAGCGGCTATTTGTTTTTCATCTACATCAGTTCTCTGATTTATTATTGTATTTTCTTCTACGTTACCAAAATATTGTGCAAAATCCGCGAATAATGTAATTAAACTATCGTTTGTACCACCGATTCCTGACTGAGAGTCAGAACCTGAACACCTACATGTTTGACAATCAGGGTATGTTATACTACTAAGTTTTATTGGAGGGAACGGTCTTAGTTTAACACGACTCGTGAGTACTTTCCATCCAATCAAAAAAAGAAACCATTTGCCCGAACTTACTAAGTCTTTGTTAGCTTGCACTAAAGTGGCACTTGCGTCTATTTGCATAAAAACACATACCGGTGTAAATATTCCAAGTGCGGCCACATTAGCAGCATAACAAGCTGCGGTTGATGCTTGTTTGGTACCATAAAGAACATATCCTTTGATTGCCTTTACAAGATACCACGTAGCCTGAAATGCGAAGAAAACACTAACCAGTGGTTTTAAAGGTACCAATATATTGTTCCAAATGAATGCAATAAAATGTAATACGATAATGATTGGTACACCAATTAATTGTATAATTTGTAAAAGTATTGACACGATAAAGAATATCATGTCAAAGTTTCTAACACCGTCGTTAACAGGGAATTTATTAACAGTAGACGAACATTCATTATCGTCGATTTCTTTTATACCTATAAATCTGCCTCGATTATTACCATTTTTATATTGGTCTATCAATCCCGAAACAGTGTAAACTCGATTGAATCCGAATGAATAAAAAGTATCTTCACAATTTACTATCTCATCTATTTTTGTATTTTGGTCAACAATAGTCGTCAGACCATCAGTATACCCACTCCAATCTAAACCGAAATAGTACGAGCTGGCCAACTGTCTCCCTTGAATTGAAGTTGTGGACCCATAATTAGGGTCTGCGCTGGATGTCCATCCAAATTCTCTAACATTCGGAACTAAAAAATATGCCCTTCTAGTTTGTTGTGTCAAGTCTTTGGATTGTTGCCATTTTATTTTGAATCTATAGTTACCTTTAGTTGGTATCCCTATACTTGAATCCAACGATACAACCCTCTCTCCGAACTCATTAGTGATTATATATTCTAAATTCATAGGAACCTCTACCAACCAAGTACCATTCTCATCAATTACATTTCCAGATTGTTCTAACTCATATTGTTCCAAGATTGGGTTTCCACTTTCATCTTGATTAATTGTTTGTCTAATTGCCAAGATTTGACCAGGTCCTGCCACTAAGTCACATAAATTCCCCATATTATCCCTTGGCTTACAACCTGAGGAAATCCTTATTCCTGCAAAATATTGTTCTCCCCTAAGTCTCATGTTATCTGTAGTTGAAAACATGGACCCCATGAAAACCGCCGTGGGTTGTATGTCAACATTAGCTTCGTCTCTCAAATCAAAATCTACTCTATTGATTGCTATTTGACATATTTCAGGTTCTCCCCATAAAGGAGATATTTCCACAGTCTTTGTAATATTAATAATTTGTGGTAGTGATTCTAAATCTTCAGAACTTCTGAATTGGTTACCGGCTACTTGTGATTCTGTTGCCAATCCCATTCTTATCAAATCCTGAGGAGTTAAAGAAAACTCACCAATATCAGAAAGGTCTACGTCCATTACAAGAGTTTGGAAACCTAATGGTACTCCCATTATCATGTAGTCACCACTGTCGTTAGTTCTAACAGTAAACTTATAATATTTGTCAACCAGCTCTATAACCGTAGAATCAGTTAAAGCATCTAATCTTGTTGGAAATGTTCCTGTTGCCGCGTGCTTGGTATATGATTTTTCATAAGGTAGTAAATTGTACCTATATCCATCATCATTTTTATCCGTTGGTGCGGTATATGGGTAAACACTTGTAATGAGAGGATTATTCAAGTCTTCATCCTGTATCGGTATAAAAACTGATATTTTTGCATTAGGGATTCCGAAACCGTTGTTAGCAGTAACTCTACCAACTACCACGCCATAATCAGCACACGAACGTGTATAGATATCTGCTTGTAAAATTTTCAAAGATAAAATCTCTAAAAATTCATATTCTTGGTCGAGTGGTACGTTTATTGTTTGATTTATTCCAAGCTTACTTCTAATTCTCAGGCTTTGACCCATGTAGTCTTTAATCTATAAATAGTTTAGGGCAAATTTTTACCCACATCAAAAATTAGGACTTTATTGAAATAAATAAACGGATTAAGATAATGTAGTTGTTTGATAGTTCTTCACACTAACTTTGATATCTTTTGTTGGAAATCTTACCTGATAAACTTGATTTGGTTCTGCAAAAAGTGTGTCGTCAACAGGTTGGATTTTTCTTGTTTCTTCATCCGCATAAAACATAGATGTTTGTGATGATGAATATTGTCCTCCGACTAAATTAAAAAAGTCGATTGATGTTACATTTAAAACACCTGTTTGATTTTGAATAATACTTTTTAACTCAGAAATATTGACGTTTTGACCAAGTTCTCTGAATTGTGGATTGAAATAATTCGAGATTCTACTTATAACGTCTGTTATTATTTGTCCCGAATTTTGTGCGGAGGTCAGTACAACAGAAACTTCAACACCCAAGTCAATTACTTCTGCCGTCAATACTGAAATATAATCATTCAACATTCTATAGTTTGATAAGTATGTTGCAATATTTTGTCTTAGTGTATTTGACACGACGCTAGTTAGTTTACCCTGTGTATCGTATGATAATATTTGTACTTTGATTTTATTATCGTTCTCAGTAATAGCAACTTTTGCAGGTGCACCAAATTCTGAAGGCATGTTTCTAATTATTGCCTCATAGTCATTGATAGTCACCGCTCTTTTCTGTGCCGAGAAATTGAATGAAACAAAGTTTCTAACTTCTTCTATATTAGGTTGGTTTGCACCTCCTATCGCGGCAGTAACATTATTACATCTTAGAGAATTTACCACAGATTGATTTGTTACTTCTGAAGGACCATTAACAAAAAATGAAACGGTTCCGACTTGATTAATAACGTTTGTACCTAAATTTGTAGCTAATCCACCTCCAACCCTATATTGAACGAACAAAGTGGAGTTAGGTACCAAAGCCGAACCCAAAGAAAAATTATTTAAATAATTCTGAATATTCAAAGGTCCTCCCAAGTTGGTGAACAAATTAAGTTGTTCTTGTGCGGAAGTTGTTCCTCCACCAAAAGTCATTTTTTTGAACCCTTCTGGTGTATATTCGGAAATAAATCTATTACTAGTTTGAATGTACCTTCCAACTTTTATACCAGGTTGGTCGGCAACTTTCGTTGGGTCTTCTATAAAAATTCTATCTTCAGCTAATGCGTCTACTTCAAACCATCTGTTGGCCAGTCCAACAAATTCTGATGCAGGAGGTATATTTGTATAATCCGTACCATTCTTCAAAAGAACACTTGTTATACCCAAAACATTTTTTTCAGGTAAGAACAATTCAAAAAATGGTCTTACGTCATTTGGTGAAATTACTCTTTTGAATACTTTCGTGATACCATTGACAACCAATTCTCTTTTTGTAATTGTATAATTTAATAATACACCGTTAGAATTAAAGTTTGGTATTTTAAGTCTATTAGGAAACCCTTGTGAATTATAAGGTGATGTAAAATCGATATCATAAATGTTTTCGAAAACTATTCCCGCCCCACTAACTTGTGAACCTCTTATCAAAGTACCAAGATATCTTTCATCTTCTTTATCACCAAAAGCTGGGACTGTAATTGAAAAATCAACCAAAGAAACTGAAGGTCTCTGTCCTGGAATTTTTAAACCATAAGTTCTGGCAATATTATATATAGAAGACCTTTGTTGTGCGTATTGTAATACTGTCTCTTGTATACTTCTATCAATATGATAATGTAAATTATCGGCTACGGCAGCATTTAAATCCAAAAATACAGAAAAGACTGATGCATCATTAAAATCTTGAATAAGTTCAGGATAATAAGTTTTTACATAATTGAGTAGTTCTGCTCTAATTCCTTGATAGTCTCTGACTGTATATGATATTTTATTGTTAGCCATATTGTATTAAATATTAATAATAACAAAATCACTTTGCGAAAAGGTTAGATTATTGATAGAATAATCTATTCTAACTTTTGCAGTGTATTCGTATGTGTTTTTACCAGGCACTCTATAAATGTCGTAGGTTCTAACATTTCCTATAGTTCCAGTGGTGGTTCCGTCGAATTCGTCTTCGGGTGTTATTGGTTCGATTGATATATTATTTACTATCAGATTGGGCATATACCTATTTATAGAATCCCTTATGTCCGATTCTATTGCATTGAATGTCAATCCATCGAACGGTTCAAATATATAATCGTAAAGTTTTGTACCGAAGTCTGGCAAAAAATATCTTGTACCCTTTCTTGTTAATAATAAATGTATTAAATCGGACCTTATTTCTTGTTGTTCAAATTCCGTAAGTGCTAAGTAGTCACCCTTTCTCGAATCTTGGAACGGAAAAAATAAACCATATGTTGTGCCGTCTGCCATATTAAATAAATATACGCAGACTATTTTTCAACTAAAGTGGTATTTCCTTTGACTCCTTTTGGTTCATACGGACAATGTCGACATCCATTTACTGACCCGCAACAATAACCTCTATCTTTATGATAGTCTTCAGTGAAGACAATACTTCTACCCTCGATGTAATAATAAGAAGGGAGAAGTTTATTCTTCTCCCTTTCCTTCTTTTCTGTATTTTCCATAGGTCATACTAGTGTTACTTCACATGCACCACCGGCACATGCCACTTCTCCGCTCAAATCTGTATCATCATCCATTTCAACAATGTTAGACAAATCAACTTCATGTAATGTTTCCATCAATTCATCATATCTTTCTTTGGTACAATCTTCAAATGGTGCTTGAATATAAGTACCTCCGTCATATGGTAAAACTGATAATCCATTATAGTGGTCTCTATTTTCCCACATCCACTCACCAACTGCCGGCCACTCGTGTTCTCTTATAGAAACAGTGGCAGATACGTTATGAGAATTATTTCCTGTTCTGTGACCTGGCTTAATCCATTCCATATGAACTTTTTTAACTCTCTCAAGAAGTTGAATTGGTGACTCATTTCTCAAGATAGACCCTTCTGGCGATTTTTGTGGGATACCAATAACCGCTGTGTCATGTGGTCTGAAATACTCGTCTTCGACAAGTTCAGGATGGTTTTCTTTCAAGTAACTATATATCGCTTCGTTTTTACCAACCCTTACTCTTCTAACATAATATTCATTATGCCAAGCGTGAATTCCTGATGATGTACCGAGAGTTAATGATGTTGTTCCCGCAGGTTTAACTGTAGTTGCTCTTGCCGCAGGATTGATATTCAATAACTCAGCAACTCTTTTGTTTTCTTCTTTAACAACTTTTGCAGCCGATTTCATATCCAATTTCAAAACAGCCCCTGAACCGATACCTGTCATGGAAATTCCAATCAATGCATCTTTTTCAGTTGTTCTTTGCCATATTGGTCTAAGATAATGGAAGTTAGTATATCCTGCCTGTAAAGTTCCAAGGAACGATGCCGCCCTAACTCTGTCTTCGTAATCTTCTTGGGATACTACATTTGATACATTCACCTCTGTAAGATTACAGAATTGGAATGGTCTTAGTGCAATTTCACAACAAGGGTTAGTTCCCCAATCTTTGTCATTAGTTAAGTAAATACCGGGTTCACCAGCTCCGCTAGCTTCAATTCTCTTCCAAAGGTCCATGAAGTAGTCTTTTGTAATTTTGTGTCGGAGCAACACAGCTGAGTTATTAGACCTGCCCCTCTGTGGGTTTGTTTCCCACCAAGCACCTGACTTGCAACCAATCATTTCATCATCTGTTGCTGAGAACAACGAGATAAGTGCCGCTCTTCTAATACCACCAGCCAATACTGCATCTGCAATATGACATACCATATCATGAACTTCAATTGGTTTCAACTTCTCACCATTTTCTTTTGAATCAAGAATACCTTCAAGTTTAATAAGACACTCTTTAAGTGGTTGAGGACCAGGCGCCTTTCCACCTGATGTTACCAATCTTGCACCTTTAGCTCTAATATCACTAAAATCAAATTCAATATGTGAACCACCAAAGAAATATGATTTAACAATAGCCTTAACAGCATCCGCCCATCCTTCGATAGAATCCGCAACCAACCATCTTCTTGACCTTTCTTTGTTTGGTTTTTGAATTTCAGGTAGTGCATCAACGTGATGTTTTTGAACCGAATACCCAACACCTGTTCCACCCAACAACAAGAACATGATTTCAGAGAACACTCTCCAATCATCAATCGGTGCAAATGCACAATTGTAAATCCTGTTTGGCGAAATCTCAATGGGTTTTCCTGCAAATTGCATTGACCTCATTGATGGAAGAACTTGTTTTTTGAAAACATACATGTAGTTCTCTCTAATCTCTTTTTCAAGTTGTGGATAATGTTTGATATGCATCTCCATGTTTCTTGTGACCAACTCTTGCCACGTCTCTCTTCTCTTTAGTTCAGGGATATACTTTGCGTATTTCATATACACAGTAATATCCGACAAAATTCTGTTCGAAATTTCCATTTGTTTTTTTTTATACTGTTGTTTTTTTATTAAAAAATCGACGATTTTAGATATAAATATAAGGTCGCACGATATGCGACCCATATTTTTCATTAAAAATAATAAATTTTTTTGACAAAAAGTAGATATTTAGTTTGTTTGTTTTTTTGCCCCTTCTTTTTGTTTTCTCTTTTCCAAGAGTTCTCTTACCCTATCTCTATTCTTTTCTTCTTTCTGTTCTTCGAACCCTAAGAAAGTTACAGAACTTTCTGTATCTATTTCTAAAAGTTCGTTGTTAAACTTGCAATTCTCGAACACAACCCCGTCTTTTCCTAACCTTGACTTGGTAATTGCGATTGTTGCCAAATTCATTTCTTTTTGTTGTAAGGTTTTTGCCACTGTAATAATTACGTGTCCTACCTGAGCCTTTTTAATAGACCCACCCATTTGGTCTGTAGTAACAACTTCAGACGAAATAGAACTTCTATTTCCTTGAGTTGCTGTCCATCCTGCAATACTTAATTCGTGACACATCGCCTCAAAACCTCTCATAACTGAACCTTCAGCTTTCCACTCATCTTTCGATGATTGTTCGGGTAAGACACAATCGATATAATCTAATAAAATCATATCTATCTTAATACCGTCCGCAATCATCTTTCTAACTTGATTTTTAATTTGATTCATGGTCATTGTATCTGAAGCTAATTTTTTTAGAATCAGCCTGTTCTTCATTGATTCTTGAATCTCATTAACTTTACTTATAACTTCTTCTTTATGTTCTGCAAGTTTGTCGGGTTCGATTCCTGTCCATATTGTAAAGTGTTTCCTTTGAACAATCTTCGGATTGTCTTCAAAAAATATCTGAAGAACATTGTATCCCATGTTGAATGCGGTATTTGCTATCTTAGTTAAGATTGTAGTTTTACCAACACCTGTCGGTGCTAAAATTACACCAATCTCACCTTTAGCCAACCCTCCCTTTAGGAGGTTATCAATTCCATGAATTCCCATTGGTATCGGGTGTCTATAATCCTCATCTAAAACAGTATCAAGATTTTGGAACACGTCCTCTGTACCAGTTTCAATTTGACCGACTTGTAAGGCCTCTCTAATCAATCCTTCAACTTTATCATAAGATTCAAAGTCTCCCTCATTGATAATTTTCTGAGCCTTCTCCATTGCCTTCTGTAGTTCTTGTTGCTTACAAAACTTCAGACCTCTTTCCTGTACATAAACTGAACCTTCAAGAGGGGCGTTCTTAATTTGTTTCAATGTATCCAAAACAATTTTGGCCACAAGCTCTTGTGAAATTTCAGACTTTACGATTTGTTCGAGAGTATCAAAAGATGGTGATGATTCATATTTTTTATGATACTCCTTAATCATCTGTGTGATAATCTTGAAGTACTTGTTATCAAAATACGAACTTTCTAAAACATCTATGATTGCCGCAGAAAAGGTCTTGTCGAGAACTATTTGATTTATCAGCTGAAGCTGAAAGGTATTACCTAAATACTCAAAATTTTTCATCATAATTTTAGACCTCTCTATTAATTAAATACTTACTTACTCAAGTCGTAACCTAGATATTGGAAATTTAATTTCTGAGTGGAAAAAATGTCAGTCAACCCTTTTAACAAATCTTTCAAATATGGTCTTACGTCCACAGTATAACGAACTTTTGGTGGGAACATTTTTCCATCAAAAATTCTATGACAAATTGTCTGTTCTCCGAGTTTGATATACATATTAAAATTCTCAACTCCATCTGTGAACGAGGTCTCCATAACACTCGGGTCGTGCATAATTGACTCTTTGTTATCCATCATGTAGACAACAGTTTTCATTTTCATATCATACTTCAAAGTATCTGCAACATCTTTCATAAACTCATAGAGGTCTACAGAATTTCTTGCTCTCGGGTTGAACCCTTTCACGTTAAAAAATCTTTGGACCACGATGTTGTCATTAAGTGTCAAAAGAAACTCTAGTTTCGTGATGTCTTGCTCTTTCATGTTTTTTTATTTTTTGTTGTTTTTTAAATTTAAATAAAAAGATACACCTATCAAAATTAAACCTATCCCACCTAATCCAGGTGAATCGTCTATTTCACCGTATACCACAAATGCACCTCCAAGTGCGGATATACAACTTGAAATCATGCTCTTTACTATAATCATATTTTTCTTTTTTCTTTTCTTATTAGTTTCATAAAGGGTTTCAAAAAGTTAACCCACGCTTCATCATTTTTAGGTAGAAACTTGAACATCCCGTCTTGAACCATCATCCTCATCAAATTCTTATACCCCCTATCTGTGGGGTCTATTGTATCTTGATAAATTTGTTCTACCAGTTCTTTTCCCTCATCGGTAATGAGGGGGTTCGATAAATCAACAATTTTCCTGTTGATATTATAGAAATCCTCACCAAGTATACCACTTTTTGACTTACCTGTCAAAATATTGGACAAACTTTTAATCGGTTTCGTTTGCGGGATATTTCGTGCATTATCAAGTATTTCTTCAATAGTGCATGATTTTTCCTGCAATTCAGGGAAATATTTAATCAAAGTTTTTTCACCCAAACCTTCAATACCATCAATATTATCTGATTTGTCTCCTGTAAAAACTTTGCAAATTAAAACATTTTGATGAGGTATTTCAACTTTATTAATTGTTATCTTATCCCCTTGTTTAAAATAAGTTTTTGATACAGGTGAGTAGATTGTTACTCTTTCATTAATTAATTGTGTGAGGTCTTTGTCTGCCGAAAAAATTATTATATTCTCGTCCACGGCAATTTTGCAGTAATAAGCAATGAGGTCATCTGCCTCATTATCATGCATTTCAACTTGTCTAACAAATACTTCTTCGATGTATTCTTTAACACGAGACTTTTGGGTCAGGTACGATTCGTATTTAAACTCATTCATACCTAACCTTCTGTTCTCTTTATACTGGGGATATAATTTTTTTCTCGTAGAGGAGTTGGAGTCTCCGTCCCAAAAAACAACCACCTTATCGTGATTATGCTCCTCCAAGAATCGTCTCAAAGTGTTAATGAAGTGATATACTCCACCAACATGAGAACCGTCGTTATAGAGGTCCTTAGCTCCGTGAAAACCTATTTTGAATAAGTTGTCACCGTCTACCAATAAAGTCTTTCCCACATTTAGTTTTTATAGGGTTACTAATCTTCTTTTTCTTCTTTCAAATCGAAATCACCGTCTGTACCAATAATGTCTTTCCAATAGTCAGCATATTCTTTTTTGTATTTTTCGATGGATGCTTTCTCTTCTGAAGACTCCTTACCAGCCAAGAAACCATGAGGTGTTACAATAATCTTTCCATCATCAAATCCCAAACCATTAATATGGTTTTTCAACACAGATACTTTACTTCTCACTGCAAATTTAACACTTCTTTTGTCTTTTGTTGCAGTTATTTTAGTTGTACCAGCACCTTTTTGATTACCAAACAAAAATACCAATGATGAATTCAACCACACCGCATTTCCACCTTTGGCCATAATCTTTGGTTGTCCGAATGGATTATCAGGAAGTTCAACCCAAGGTTGGTTAATAATAATCAAAGTATTTTCAAACTTTGAATCTGACTTTCTTGAACCTGAAATCCTTTGGTTGATTCCCATTCCAATCTTATCAGACAAAGCGGATGCGTTGTGTT